CGTTCCGAGCGTGATGGTGGCCTGGGCGTTGTCGGTATATCCGCTGCCGCCGTTGGCGACCGTCACGCTGCCGATGCCGTAGTAGGCGTCACTGCCTGCGGAGAGTTTGTTGTAGCCGTCGATGGTTAGCACGCCGCCAGTGCCGCCTGATACCGAGAGCGATAGCGTCGGCTCGCCATACTGCGGGGCAAAGACGGCCGTGGCCGCCGTCTCCACCGTATCGCCTGCCGCGACCGTGAATTGCAGTTGGTCGCCGTTGGCGTAGCCCGTGCCTCCGGTTTGTGACACGCTCTTGACCACCCAGCGGTCAAGGCCGCACGAGTCCTGCTGCTGCGCGAGCGTCACATCGAACGTGGCTCCCGTGCCGCTTCCGCTGACGCTGGACACAGTCACGGTCGGCGCGACTCGCCCGAGTTTCGCGTATCCGCTGCCGCCGTCAGCCAGCGACACGGCGGTGATCGGCCCGCGATCGTCCACGGGGTCGCTTTCCGGCGCAGACTGCCCCGGCGAGTCAACCGTGCCAGACCCGCCGCTGCCGTAGCACGCGGAGAAGGACAGCGTGCAAATCTGCCGTTTGCTGTAGTCGGTAAAACCGTTTAGCGTAACGGTGATGGTTTCGGGCAGGCTTTCGCCGCTGCTGCATACGCATGGATCGCAGCACGTCGAGCACCCAAAGAACATCCCGACCGGGTACATCCCGATGGCGAACAAAAACGCCGCCCATAGCGGAATCACAGTCGGGTCAGCAGCAGCGATAGCGAGCAGGTCCATTCAGCACCGAGCCTGGATGAGATACCACGCCGAGCCTTCCTTGGCGATGGCACACACAGCGGTCGATACCGTGCCGCTCGGGCCAGTCAGAGTCGCAAACAGATTCACAGCCGCCACCGTGTTCGGCGTTGTCGTGACGTTGCGGAACGTCACCGTCTTTAAGGTGTCAATGTTCCACGAGCCGGTGAACGTGCAGATGCGAAAGACCTTGCCGCCGCTGCCGCTGCTGCTGTCCACATTGTCCCACGTCGGCCCGCTCTGCCCACGGTCGCCCTGCTCGACGAGCCGCACGACGCGAGCAATCCGCTCGGCGGCACCGCGAGTGAAGTCAACGCGAGCAGTGGACACGACTCACCCCTCTCACGACGGCGGCGTGCCGAAGTACGTGGACATCGTGATCCGCTTGTAGACGCGGCGATTGAGAATCGCCGGGAGCGTGCCGCCCGTCTGCTTGCCACCGCTGCCGTTCAGGGCAATAGGATTGGCCGACGCGACCTTCTCGCCGTCGAGTTCAACATCCGCCCGCTTCTTCACGCCGCCTTCAATAAAGTTGAAGCCAACGTCAGGCAAGAGCAGGTTCCATCCGGTCTGCCGACACAGTAGCTCGGCAGTGATTTTCCAATAGGGAACCTCAGTGGACACGCCGTTAACGTCAATCACCTCGACCGCCGACTCGGCACTGATGCCTTGCACCTTCACACAGTCGGCAGCGAACCCCAGGTACGACGAATCATTCACGCAGTTTGTCACCGCAGCAGCCGTCGCAGACGGGAACGATTGGCGATTCCCCGTGATGGTGATTTTCTGCTGCGCCTCGTCAACCGTGACGCCTTCAAAGAAGTCGCCTGCGGAGTTCGTCAGCGGCTTCGTCGTGTTGCCGTCAATCCATGTCAGGGCAGGCACCGCGACGCCTTGCGTCTGGAACTTCCAAACGTCAGGCCGCTCCCACGGCAGCAGGTTGGCGTCCTTCCACTCGTCCTGCGGCACCTCGTACTGAGCGACAACCTCGGTCCAGTAGCGGTTGCCGTCATACGCCTCGTTCACCTCGACATTGTTCAGCCGGGCAAACGCATACTCGGGATGCGGCGAATAGTGAATCGCCCCGACAGCGGCGATGATGTCGGTGGCATTCGTGTCCGGGTTGTCGAGCGTCGTGACCCAACGCCGTTCAAACTTCGGCGACTCGCCGATGAGATGCGATGCGGTCCGCGCCAGTTCTCGCCACGTCAGCACAGCCATGGTCAGCCCGTCCCCGCGAGGATGTCAACACGCTCGGCGTTGAGCTTGGCAATCTCTTTGCGGATCTTCTCCAGCTCGGCCCGTTGCTTCTTCGCCTCGGCAATCGCCGGGTCTTCCTGCAGCGTTTCAAAGAACTGCGAGATGCCACCGCTGCGGAGGTCGTTGATTTGGACGGAGCCCGTGCGGACGTTCGCTAGTTCGTTGGCACGCTCCAGTTCGATTTCAAACTGGCGGTCCCGCAGGGCGGCTTCCTGCTCGACAATCCGGCCGGAAATCTGTTCCGCCTGCCGCAGTTGGCTGACGCGGTCTTCAAACAGTTGCTTCTGCCGTTCAACCTCGTTGTCGAACGCTTCCTTGGTCAGAATGCCGTCCTTCACCTGACGCTGCGCAGCCGCGATGCCTTCTTGCAGTTGCGATGCCGCCAGGGCACCTTCGTTGCCGAACTCGGCCGCTTTGTTGATGAGCGAGCCGATGCCCTTGTCCACGTTGGCGAACGCGGCATCAAAGCCTTGCGTGAACCCTGCTGCCGCCTCGTCGGCTTGCTGCTCGAGCCCCGCCTGGAGTTGGTCGAGTTTCGCCAGGCGTGCCGTGAGGGCGTCCGCTTGCTCGGTCTGCCCGGCTGCCCGAGCCGAGGTTATCGACGCCTCGACACGGGCAATCTCTGCCTCGACGGCGTTGAGGTCTTGCTGGGCCTGCGGCAGTTCGGTTGCCTTGGCGAGCAATCCATCGACCCGCTTCGTGATGGCTTCGGTCTCTGCGGCGGCTTGCTTGATGGCGTCCATCTGGTCGCCGTAGGCTTTCTTCGCCTCTTCGGCCGCACGCTTGAACGCCGTCTCGTTGAGGATGCCCTTGTCGAACTGCCGCTGCAGTTCTTCGATGGAGGTCTGGTATTGCAGGGCGGCATCGAATCCCGCCTTGCCGAACTTCGCAGACTCGTCGATGGCAGAACTGACTTGGTCTTTGAACCCCTGGAGGAACTTGTCGCGTTCGGCGGCTTGCTTCTGTTCCTCCTCGGTCAGAGCCGTGACCGTGTCGCCAAGGCTGGCTGTGGACTCGGCGGCCTTCTTTGCAGAGTTGTCGATACCCAGGAACCGTTCGGCCATCGAAAGCAGTCTGCCGACCGTGCCGCCAATCGCGTTGGCGATGGTGGAGAACACGGAAGACACGCCGCCAAACACCTTTGAGATGATGCCGCCAATGGCCTCTATGGCTGGCGTTAGTCCAGTGAAGTCAAGAAAGCTCTTCACGGCACCGCCGATGAAGGTGCCGACCTTGCCAAAAGCAGTTGTGACAATGGTGCCGACCCGCTCCAGCGTTTCCCAGAGTTTTGAAAACGCGGCGTTCATCACCTCCAGGGCACCATTGAACTGGAAGAATTGGCCGAACCCGTTGATAACATCGTTCATGCGGCCAAAGATTTCCGTGGCCGCTCGGCTCATGGCGTCGAATACTGACGCGACACCTCGCCCGATGGCGGCAAACGGTTCAAGCGCGACGGCAATTACGTTCCCCAGGACAGACCCAACCTGCCCGGCGACGTTGGCAAACAGGCCGAGCGCACTGGTGACAGGCGAAAGAATGTCGAGGACGTTGCCAAGCACCTTTCCAAACGAGGCAAACACCGACGCCATGCTGTCAGCAACGCTTTGGGCGGCACCGATGAACGGCGTCAAAAGTTCATTGCCGATTCCCTGGACCGATGCGCCGACAGCGTCGAACGAATCGCCCAACGCCAGGACGCGAGTCACATCCAGGCTTGAAAGCCGGGCATTGAAGCGGTCGAGCGTCTTCTCTGCAATCGGCAGGTTATCGAAGAACGGCAGCAGGTCGGCCCCGCTCTTGCCGAACAGGGCCATCGCGGCAGCGGCCCGCTTTGCGGGGTCTTCGATGTTCTTCAGCCTCTCCCCGATGAGCCTCACTTGCCCCTCGGTATCCTTGCCGCTGAGGTCATCGAGCGTAATCCCAAGCCTGCCCAATGCTGCCGTCGCCTGCTTGCTCTCCTCATCTGCACCGGCGAGCGTTTTCAGCAGCCGCGACATCGCACCGTTGACGGACTCAAACGAGATCCCCGACATGGAGGCAGCCTGCTCAAGCGTCTCCATGAAGCCGAACGAGACGCCGAGCTTTGTGGCAGCGTTCTGCAGTCTTTCGGTTTGGCTCTCTAGGCTTTGCAAGCCACTGGCTACCGCCGTCGCCGCTGCCCCGAACGCCGTGATGCCAGCCACCGCAATCGTGAACGGATTCGTCAGTGCCGCCACCGACGCCCCGAGCGAGCCGATGCCTTGCGACAGCCCGCCAGCGAAGATGCGGCCCAGCCCCTCGCCTGCCGAGGACAGCCCCGAGATACGCCCGGCGACGTTGCCAATCGGGCCGGGAAGCGTAGCAAAGATGCCCGAGAGTTCATTGAACTGGAGCGTGGTCTTGCCAGCGTTATCGTCAATCTTCTCCGTCGCGGCTTCGAGCCCGCGAGCCGCACGCTCGGCGTCGGTCAGCCCCTTGGCGGCCTTCTCCGTCGCTCGCGTGTACGTCTCTTGCGAGATGCGGCCCGCCTGGAGTTGAGCGTCAAGTTCCGCCAGGGCAGCGTCATACCGCTGGAGCGGCGACAGGTTTTGCTCGGTGATTTGGGCGGCACGGCGAACGGCCTCGGCACGCTGCTGTTCTGCCTTCGCCGCCGCCTCATTCGCACCGCTGGCGTCAGCCCTGGCACGGGCCGCCACCTCTTCGGTGATGGCTCCTTGGTCGAGAAGTTCTTGGATGCGTTGCAGCCCGGCAGTCCGCTTCTCATCCTCGGTCGCATACCGCTGGGCGAGACGCAAGCCTTCGTCCAGAACCGCCTGCCGCTGCTTCTCGGCCTCGGCAAGAGCGGCAACCCGCTGCTTCTCGGCCTCCGCTGCCGCTGCGGTCGCGCCGCTGGCATCGGCAACCGCCCTGGCGTACACGTCTTCCTTGATGGCACCGGCGGCAAGCAACTGCTCTAGTTCCGCCAGCGTCCTGGCCCGCTTCTCTTCCTCGGTCGTGTACCGCTCGGTGATGTCGGCACCACGCTGGAACTCTGCCGCCTGCCTCTTCGCGGCTTCCTCGACGGTGCGAAAACTCTCGGCAAACTCAGTCGCCGTGACCGTCCCCGCCTTGCGAGCGGCGATGAGGTCATTCAGCGCCTGCTCAGTCGCCGTCTGGGCGCGAGCCGCCGCCTCGCTCGTGCTCGTGAACTTGTCGAAGATGCCCGAGACGCGGTCGGTCTCTTCGCCCAACTGGCGCAACGCCTTCGACACCGGGTCGAGCTTCAAGCCCGACGCATCGGCGTTGATTTTGAGCGCGAGTGAGAGGACGTTAGCCATCGGGCAGTTCCAGGTCGCCAAGCCCGAAGGCTTTGCGTAGTTCCATCAACGCGGCGATGTCCTGCGATTCATGCTGCGGCGGCTTGTCCACCGGCACGAAATCGTCGGGCTTCGGTCGCTTGCCTTTCTCCGTGTGCGGTGCCAGGGCCACCGCCGCCAACAATCCCGTCTGCCGCCATGAATCCGGCAGAGCCGAGAACCACCGCGTGTAGGCGATGTGTTCCGACAACTCTGCCGAAGTCATCCGGCGGCACAACTCACCCTGGGTCATCTTGAGTTCACGAGACAACGCGACGATGAACCGCCGCGTCGGGCTCGCGTTCAGGATTTTCCCAGTTGCTCAACATCCTCCTCGGTCATCCGGTTGTGCTTCATCGCCTCGTCGAACAGGCGACCCATCACCGCCCCCGACTTCTTCGCCAACGAGGCCACCTGCTCACGCGAAAAGAGCAGGTCGCCCTTCTCGTCACACAGGACGCGGGCCAGATACTCGGTGCGGAAGTTCTCGACGCCAGTCTCACGCTTGCCCATCCACAGCCGCTCGTAGTTGTCCCGCTCCCCGACGCTCATCACGCGGACGTGAACGTCACCGCCCCACTCGGGGACCGCGACCTTCTTGAGCCCCATATCGTCTGCCGCGAGGATCTGTTCTGCCGTCAGTGCCATGTCGATTGCTCCTATGGATTGGTCGGTGCGCCGACCGTGTCCATCACCTTAAAGACATGGGCAAATCTCACGACGCCGTTCGCCGTGGCGTTGATGGTCACGCCGCGATAGATGGCATCGACATCGCACAGCGTCGCGGCTGGCGTGTTGACGGCAGCAGTGCCGTTGTGTGGAGGTGCCGTGTTCGTGCGGCGAATCGTCGCGGCCGGTGCCACAATGGTGAGTTGCTTCCGCCGCCCGTATTCGCTCGTGGGAAGATTGGCGATGGACAGCGAGAGCAGCCGCACCTCGCCCAAGTTCGGCGTCCACGTTGTCGAGCGGCCGAGCGGCAGGTCGCGTTGAAGGTTGACCTCCAACTCCTGCACTTCAGACAGCGTCGCACCGCCCCATGTGAACGTGAAACCCTGGCACGGAATCGGCATCGCGGCCTCCCGTCAGCGGGAGATCGTGAGGACGCCCTGACCACGAATCGCGTCGTTCGTCGCCAGCGTCAGCGTGCTGGACTGCACGGTGTGGTAGCTCGCCGTTGTGCCACCCACCAGCGTCACGCCAGCGACCTGAATGTGGTACGTCCCGGTCGCCCCGTCGAAAATCACCGAGCGGCCGATGTAGTCGAACGTGATGGTGCGGCCCGACCCGCCATCCTCCGCCGGAATCACCAGCGGCGTGTCCATCCGCAGGGCTTGCTCGCCCGTGGTCTGCCCGAGGTGGGCGATGTCGATGCGGCTGTCGGCGGCAGCACCGGGGTTCGTGTTGCTCAGAACGATGTTCGTCACGACGTAGGACGATGTGACGCCGTTCAGCGAGATGGTGAGCCGCGTGCCGGCACCGGTAGAACTCGTATCGTGCGGAGTCGAGAAGGACATTATTCAGGGCCCCAAAGGACTTGATAGGTTTGCGTGACCGAATACACGGGCGGCAGGTCGCCGCCTGCCAGTTGAACGAAGCCGTCCGACTCATTCAGCAGACTGACGAGCCGAACGCTCACGTAGTTTCCCACGCCGCCGCCCCACCCATCCAGACACCGCCGGGCGGCATCCGCCAACTCTCTTACTGCCTCATAGCCTTCCGCGAACAGGTCCACCGCCAGCGTCACGGTGGGCATCCCCACCGGGCCGACGAGCGACTGCTCACGCTGGACGCCTTGCCGCCGCCATGTGGCGAACGGCAACGCCGCCGACGCCGGGGCAATCACCGGATAGATGCGGCCCGCCAGAATCGACGCCACGGCAGGGTCAGCCTGGAGCCGGTCGGCCAGCAGTTTTTCGGGAGCCTTGAAACTCATCCCACGGTTCCTGTTGCGGATCTGGTCAAGGTCGCCAACGCCTGCTCCAGCGACAGC